GAGCGCAGCGACCCCGAGCTTTTCGAGGAACTCGTCCTTCTGTGCGCGGGTTTGAAAGCACAGCGCGACCCAGAATTCCGAGTCGGTAGCGGCGGTGAAGCGATCGGCTTCTTCGTCGGCGCGTTGCTGGAATGCAGAACGGACTCGTTCGGCGTCTTCGGTTGGATCGGCCTTGGCGGGCTTCGATTGTGCAGACGGGCGGACTTTGAACGCTCTATCGCGCATGTTCGTACCTCCAGAGTTCTAGCTCAGCGAGCGGGAACCACTCGAGAATTTTGCGGTAGTCGTCGGGGAATCGGTCACGGATCCCAGCGAGAAACCGGTAGTCGATCCCGTCGAAGCTCCTGCCTTACATCAGGTAGTCGACAGGGAGCTTTATGTTCGCCTCGGTGATCGCCTGCTTGACGTGGGCGATTCGCCAGTCGTGCACGGCCTGGAACGACCTGCGCTTGCGGTTGATCGCGCCGTATCGTCTGATGTTGGCGAGCCGCGTCGGGCTGTCAGCGGTTCGGGCTCCGATGGCGATGTAGGCGCCAGGCGCATCGGCCTTCTCCCGGAAGTCATTCTCGATTTGCTGGTACGTCCAGCGCTTCAGATTGAGCGCCTCGATGCGGGAGCATCTGTCAGGCGACTGGAACACGAAGTTCCTCAGCATCCGGAACAACGACGGGTGCGGGTAGCGGTGGATCTTCGCCCCGAACTTCCTCTCGAAGTAGTCGAGGCTCTCCTCTTCGAACGACAGGCCAGGGATGAGCGCGAGGTGGAACGCCTCGATGCGCTCGAAGAACCTTCGGACGTGAAGCCACGCCGCGATTGAGTCTTTCCCCCTAGAAAACGAGACGATGACCGTCGGGCACAGGGCCGCGACTTCTCGCGCGAGTTGCTCAGACACGGGCGTCATTGAGGCACAAAGAGTGCAAGCAATTGCACTGAAAGTCAAGCCCACATGGGCACGCCGAACAAGATCGAGACCATCGACGAAGAGAAGTTGAAGAAACTCCGCACGTTGCTTCGGCTGGGGAACTTCCGGGAAGTTGCGGCGGAGTCGGTCGGCATTTCGAGTCGCACGCTTCGGAACTGGATGAAGGCCGCAAAGGGTGGTGATGAGCGGTACCAGCAGATCGCCGAACTCGTCGAGCAAGCTGAGGCCGAGTCTGGGGTTTTGCTCACCAACACGATCTGGGTGGCGGCGATGGGCGGACACTGGCAGGCGGCTGTTTGGCTGCTCGAGCACGGTCCGCTGAAGAGGTTTTACGGGTACAAGGCGCAGCTGGATTCGGATAGCGACGACCCAGGAGAAAAGGTCGAGGTCCACGTCCACCTGAAAGAGAAGCCGAGTGCCGGCACGTGACTTCGAGCTCACCGAGCCGCAGTCTCGCGCCTACCAGCTGCTGAAGCCGAAGACGGACATCAACCTTGAGTTCGGCCGTGGTTGCGGGAAGTCCTGGTTCGACCGGTTCGTCGCCTGGATCTTGGTCGCGCAGTACGATTACAAGGACCGTACGGAGGTTCTCCGGGAACTCGGCTGGGAACTGAAGCTGAAGCCTGGCAAAGGCAGCGGCGACCGCGGGGTCCGTGTCGTCTTCCTGATGCCGACGCTCAAGCAGTTCAAGGCCGTTCACGGCGGTGGGCTGCGTGCTGAGATCGCGGATTGGGGCTTTCTTAAGCCTGAACCGAACTGGAGCGATTGGCGTATCAACTTTCCGGGCGGAAGCTGGCTACAGCCATTCCCCGCCGAAGCACACAGCAGCGAGCGAGCTCGCGGTCTACGGTGTGACGTTGTCATCTGCGACGAAGCCGACGACATCGACCCGGGCGTGTTTGACTCGATCGTCCGCCCGTGGTTCTCCGAACCCTGGTCGCTGAAGATTCGCCTCACCTCGGGAACGTACAAGCGTGGTCGTCACGGACTGCTCTGGCGGCGGCGGGTCGCAGGCAGAGACCCGAACGAGCCGCGCTACCACACGATTCACGCTACGTACCGGGACAACCCGGAGATCGTCGACAAGGACGAGGTCGAGGACGCGCGCCGACACACAGCGCCAGCAGTGTTCGCGCGCGAGTGGGAGTGCGACCCGGACAGTGCCGAAGGACTCGTCTACCCGTTCGACGAGGACTTCCACGTCCGCGAGCCGCCCGATAACGCGGTCTTCTCCGAAGTCCTTATCGGCTGCGATCACGGCTGGGAAGATCCCGGCGTGTTTCTGGTCATCGGAGTTGTCGGAAGCGGCCGTGACGCGGTCGCTTACGTCATCGACGAGATCTACGAGCAGCACCGCACCGAGGACTGGTGGAAAGCCGAACTGAAACGGTTGATCCAGAAGTACCCGCGGCACAAGTTTTACGCCGACCCGTCCCAACCAGCGCGCATTGAAACCTTCAAGCGCGACTGCAAGGCCCGTAACCAAGACTGGTGGGAAGAGTTTGGCCGCGCGATTGAGGACGGGATCGGAACCGTTGCGAACATGCTCGCCATTCGTGAGCGCACAGTGAGCGTGGACGAGGACAAGACCGAGAGTTTCTCGAGGCTCTACGTCTCGGCGAAGTGCAAGAACACTCTTGTCGAGTTCGGAAAGTACCGTCGCAAGCAAGACCCGAAGAACAAGGACGTGTTTCTCGACGAGGTCGAGGATCGCAACAATCACGCGATGGACGCTCTCCGGTACGCGCTGTTCGGCCGCTTTGGTTGGCCGAAGGTCAGCTACGCGAACAAGCCCCAACCCGCAGCAGGTGGCGCGATCTTTTGACCGCGGCTCCGAGAAGGTCGGATGCCGACAATTCAGCAACTGAATCAGCGCCACCCAAGTCACCAGCCTGAGGAGACCAGGCGGCTTCGGGCGCTGTACGAAGGCGGGCGCGCGCTCAGGGCGGAGTTGCCGTCCCTGCTGAAGCAACGGCCGGCGGAGAGCCCGGAGCGCTACCAACTCAGGATCGCTGAGGCTCACTACCGAAACTACATCGGCCCGATCGTCGACTACTTCGCCTCGATGCTCTTCACGAGCAAGCCGGAGCCAGCCGCACGCCGGAAGAGCGAGAAGGACGTCGAACCGGAGCCGGGGGAGTTCTACTCCAAGTTCAGGGCCGACTGCGACCGAGGTCGAACGGACATCGACGCCTTCTTCAAGGCGCGCATTACCAATGCGATGATTGAGCGTTGCGACTGGATTCGCCTTCGGCAGCAGACCGATGGCGGCCCCGAGCCGCGAACGCTCGCCGAGTTCGAGCGGCGCGGACTGAATGAGGTTTGGCTCGAGGCTCCTGGGAACGACGAGGTCTACGACTGGGAGACGGACGACGAGGGCAACCTCGAGTGGGCCATCGTCCACAGTCGCTCGCAGAAGCGTAACGGGCCTGGAGGGGACCGGAAGACGGTCGTTGAGACATGGGAGTACCTGACCACCGAAGAGGTAGTCACGTACCGCACGACCTACGACGTCGATAAGCCGCCCCAGAGCGAGTTCGAGGTCCCAGAGGTAGACCGGCAGCCGCACAACTTCGGCCAGGTACCGCTCGTCTGCATCGAGCTGCCAACCGCTCTCTGGGTGTCGAACCGGCTGGAGTCACCGCAGCTTGCCCACTTCCGACTGTGCAACGCGCAGACGTGGGGCATGTCGACGTCCTGTTTCGCGATGCCGGTGTTCGAACTCGAGCAGGACGCCGACGGTAACTTCAATGCGCCGGTGATGGGCGCTGGGGTTGGCCTTTTCATCAAGAAAGAGGAGAAGGTCAGCTGGCTCGCACCGCCTGCGACCCCGTTCGAAGCTCTCTCGAGCGAGATCAAGGATCAGAAGGACGAGATCTTCCGTATTGCGCACCAGATGGCGCTCGGTGTGGAGAACAACGCCGCAGCCGTTGGGCGTTCGGCAGAGAGCAAGGCGGTGGACGCTCAGTCCACGCGCGTCGTGCTCATTGCCTACGCGCAGCAGGTCAAGGAAGCTCTCGCTCGAACTTACGACACGATCAGTGCGGCCCGCGGGGAGAAGTTCACGTGGACCATCGGTGGACTCGACGAGTTCGCTGCGGTCGACGTGATGGGCTTCTTGGAGGCCCTAACGCTCGTTCAAGACGTGGGCGGCATCCCCTCTCGCACCGCGAACATCCATATCAAAACGAAGCTCGCGGAGTCGCTCCTCGCTGAGGCTGACCAAGCCACGAAGGCGACCATCCGAGCCGAGATCGAGAAGAACACACCCGAGCCGATCGACCCGCAGCAGTTGGAGCTCGAGAAGGCCCACGCGCTCGCAGCAAACCTGACCGGCCCGAACGCAGATGGCGGAACTAACGGCGGAGCAGGAGCGCCAGGCGGAAGAAAACCGCCGGCGGTTGCTCGAGGCGGAAGCCAACGCCCTATTCCTGCTGCTTCAGGCAAGAAGTCGAGCAACTGAGCGGGGTACTCGAGCAGGGCTCGGCCTGCGTTCGATTGCGAACCGAGTCGAGACGGCGGTCCGGGGAGCAATCTCCGACGCGCGGCAGGTCTCACGAGCGGTTGGCCTCACGCGGCTTCAGGTCGAAGTCGGGACGGGCGGTGGGCTCGGTGAATTCCGAGAGGTCCTGGCCTCAGAGGTTGGCCGAGACCACGCCAGAGCTCGGGAGTACGCGCGGAAATACGCGGGTGATTGGCTCAGGAGCGCGAGCGGCGACTCCGTTCGGCAGGCCGTCAACGCCGCGAACGAGGGCTCGCTAGGGTCTCTTCGGCGCATCGGCGTCACGGAGTCGAGTGAGGCATTCAACACGGGTCGCGCGAAGGCGGCGCAGAAGCTCCCGGCAAGCACTGGACTTCTCCGGGTTTGGGATTCGACACTCGACAAGCGCGTCTGCCCCATCTGCTCGCGGGCGGACGGCTACATCGTCGGGATACGGGAGAGATTCCCGTGGGGGGAACCGGGTACCCCGCACCCTTTTGCCGGTGCGGCTGGACCCTCCTGAGAACGGAGGATTCAGCCGATGAACTCCTCATCACTCCAGCGCCGGTCCAGCCAGTCACCACGACGTTCGGCCCAGCGCTTCGTCCCGGCGCACGCTCGGTCAAGCTCGCGACGCTCATCGGCGAACCGCCTATCGCGAAGCCAGCGGCGTTCGGGAAGGCGCTCGACGCAGGCCTTTCTCGGCTCGGCAAGGACGGCGGAAGGGCGACCCGAAGCGCTCTTCGAGACCTGATCGAGAGCGACGGGCTCATCAGCAAAGACGTCCACCGGAAGCTCAGCGGCGCAGGCAAGATCGAGAAACTACCCGGACGAGTCGGCGCAAGCCACGACTGGAACGGCGCCATCGGCGCTGACGATGTCACGCTTGCTCGAGCCCAGCGCGCATCCAAGGCACTAGCGAAGGGCGAGCCGCTTTCGAACGACGACGTCGCTGGCCTTCAGTCGCTCATCCACGAAGAACTTCACGGCACCAGCGTCATCACGAAAGAG